CATAGCCAGCAAGCCCGAGTCGTTCCTCCTACTGGGGGATCTCTTCGGTGTTGAGAAGGGTCGAAAGACCTACGCGGTGAAAGCCGCGCATCTCAACTTTATAACCAGGGTGTTCCGCAAAGCAAATGTCCGCTGGGGTCAGAAATTTATTGACCTCACTCGACGGCGGTTCACAAAACAACAGGCTGAAGACTTCCAGGGCGTTTATAACGCTCTTCGAGCCTTCTACCTGATGTATCTCCATGGTGACTGCTTCGCCCGTCCAGAGAGGACCCACGCATTGGCGGGTTTTCTATGGACTGTTGTTTGGGCTCTTAGCTTTCCTGACGTTAGTCAAGTTTGCAAAGAGCTCAAGGCGATGTGTCACCACTTTCGCGCCCATCCCCTTGGTGAGCCCCTCAATCCTAGACGCGTATCCGCGTTTAAGCTTTGGGGGTGTCTCTCCTTGAAGGGTTTTAATGGTTCAGGTAGGATTGCTTTGTTGCAATCCATCTCTACCATTGGGCGTGCGCTTCCCCAACGTCCACCTCGGCGTCGTGACTTTATAAAGTTCGAACGTCGGTTGACGAATCCGAAGAGAGGCCCAGATTCTGTACCTAGAGAACTATGTTCTGAGGTGCGGAAATGGGTGTCTTCCCTGAAGTTCGGTGATATTTCATCGAGATTCAGGGATTCTGTCTCTTGTACGGCTTCGTTTAGCAACTCGGTCCAGAAGGGCGGTTTGAGCTCAACTATTGTTGAGCTCAACCGTCGTTTCGGCCCTTTAATCTCTAAGGATTTCTCTTATCATATTGATAAGAAATCTCCTGTTGAGATGGTTGCTAAGACTGTTGAGACGTCCTCGGCGGCTATTGCCGTTCTCGGGTGTCTCCAAGGGGTCGCGCGAGCGAAAGCTGTGGGAGTCCCAGAAAGAGGTTGGAAGACGAGGCTAATTACCAAGTCTGACGATCTCCTTAATCTGGGCTGTAAACCGTTTTGCAATGCGGTTTTCGGAGTACTCAAGACGGTACCTCAGACGAAGTGGTCATTTGAAGACGACGAGACTCACGTTAGGAATTTGATTAAATACTTTGCCGACTTTGTGCCAGCAGGGTATTTGTCAACCGATCTCACGGAATCCACCGATAACATCCCGCATACCGTCGCTCTTGCGGTGGTTGAGGGGATGTACGATGGTACACCAGATTTCGAAAATAAGGAGATTGTTTTCTCCGCTCT